CCAGCCCCAACAAGCCCATGCGGCCGGATTGCTGCAGGGTCTCCATTTCTTTAGCCTGGTCAGACTCCTGCCCGGAAAGTTTAGAAGAGATTTCGCCTTGCTGGTTGTATAGCTCTCCCTGCTGGTCGTAATTCTGCGCCGAAAGGTTCGAATCAATCCCGCCCTTTAAATTGGTGATATTCCCCTCATGCTTGTACCCCTGATCCGCCAGGGAAGAGTCGATTTCTCCCTTAAAACCGGTCAGGTTCCGTTCCTGCATAAACCCAGCGTCATGCTGAGCGATGGGCAAAGCAGAATCAATGGCCGATTTGTGAGCTGCCCCGGCAGCAATGGAGCTATTTAGCAGCCCCCTGCTATTTGCCAGTTGCAAGCCGGCAGTCTCAGCCGACTTCATATAAGGATTGTCTTTGTTCAGAAGATTCGACAGTCTCCCTTCAACGGTTTCCTCGGCTTTCGGGGTAAACGAATCATCAGCCTTAAACGTTTCAACATCCGGGACATCAGCCGCTTTAAACTGATTCTCCTTTTTTGGAACTTTCACATTTTCCCAGTTTAGAATTGCCATAGCCCTACCTGTTTAACTTTCGAAGAATGTAGTGAAGCAGAACACCATGCAGCGTATGGGGATCCGCGTATGTCTCGGTTGAACGAATCAATAGACTTATGTTGGTGCCGCTGCCATCCACATGGGCCGAAGCGGTAGCTACGCTTTGACCAGACCAGACAAACTCGCCCCAATACCCAGCGCCCCAATAATCCCCCCCGGGAGTTACATCAAAATCTTGCTCGGTAGAATCGGGCAATTCCCCAGACCCATAAGAAAAATCGGGATAAAATTGAATGCCGACAGCATCCGGGGCCTCCAGTTCAAGATCCACACGGGTGATTCTCTTGATATGTGCAGGGGAGCCAAGGTGATAAAAAGGCAGGCGTGCAACAGACTCTACTTCCCCGCCATCAAAAGACGGCCCAGAGTCCAGCTTATAAATGAGGCCATTGTCAGAACCGAAAAATAAGACTTCATTCCCGTCAGAGTCTTCCCCGGAACAACACGCCCTGATAGGAACGCCATAGTCGATTCTGGTCAAACCGATGACCTTGTGGCCATCCATTCTCATTATGATCCCGGTATTGTCAGTGAAGAATAGTCGATATTGATTCTTTGACCTCACTCGGAGAGAGGCCGAGACAAGCAGCTTTTTTGCATCGATAACGCTCTTAATATCGTTGGACAATGCAGAATGAGCAAAATCACCATATTCTTGCACCGCACTGAGGGCCTCAATTCCCCTGTCGTCAAGATATACAGGTTGTGCAAGTTTCTGGATTGTCCATTCAATTGCGCCCGATTCCTGGGATGCGGGTTTTAAATCCCAGTCTGTTGTGCTTGTTCCGTACAGAAGGCTTGTTTTGTTCCTGGCAAACATGGCCAATACGCCACCTACCATGGAAGACATCCCCGTTACTTCATCGCCAATACCGAATTCGGCAGCACCGGTAATGGCGTCATATTCGAGAGGATCCCTTGTTGAGCTATGAACAACTGAGCCTCCAGCAAAAGACAGAAATAGGTGGTTCATGTGCGCTTCGATATGCGTTGGCGCATCGGACGACATCCCGGTTGTAATGGCCGTAAAAACAGACCCGTCAAACTCAAAGGCTTTATTGACGCCATCACACCCGTACATTCTAAAGCCGGAGGAACCACCAAAGAAGTTCTTATTCACGAACTCAAACTTTCCAGCATCCGACAGAGAGTAGTCTGAGCTATCCCCCGCTATGGTTGCCAAGTTTGTTGAAGCTCCAACATCAAGGTTTTCAGCCTGGAATGTTCCCGCTTGCCCCGATATAGAAAAATATCCTGCCGCATCGCTACCGGACCATGTGCCGGATGTTACAACAACCCTCTCAACCGTTGCCGTTGCAGCCGAAGTGGCCCCAGTGATTGTATCCCCTTCGGCTATTGCCGTGGTGCCACCACTTGTAAAATCGATGTAACTGCCAAGATCCACCTTTGTCCATCCGAATCCGGCACTCTCCGCGGGTTGGGCGGTACAGACATGCATTTCACAAGCATCCTGCCCTGCGTTCCCCCGAAACGCATACAAATAGTTATTGTATGCCCAAACGCCTAATATCGGACCCCATCCTGGGACTTCTCCCACACGAGAACGAAGGGCTTCCACCGCCAAACCCTTGTACGTGATATGGTTGTCGGAATCATATGTATCGTAGGTTGAAACGACCGCGATATCTCCGGTCCAGGATGAGGCGTAATCCACCCGCGACAATGAGACATCATCAAACCAGACCGCATTGGATTTGTCATAGGCTGTCCCGCACCTGATATAAATTTCCGTGCAACCGGCCGGCGTTCTGAAATTAAACGTGTGCTTCTTAAAAACGGCGGTTTCGCCATATTCATAAGAGACTTCGAGTGTTGCTAAAATCTCCTGAGAGTTGGTGACATCATAAACCCGCACATAAGAACCGTACTCTCCGCCATACGCGACGGCCCTCGTCCGGTATGACAGCCTGTAAGTTGCGTTTGCTGTTACCGATACGTTTTGCTGCACGTATGTTTGGGATCCGGTCCCGCCACCCGTTATCTTGCACCCGTAAGAACCAGAGACAAATTCTCCCGCCTCGGCCGTTTGGGTTATCGTGCCCGATCCACCAGCGCCCGACCCAATCGTTTCAACCCAAGAGGCGAACACGTCAGCCCCGCCGCCACCAGCGGTTTCAAACCCGCCGTTGCTTAACAACTCCCCAAACTCCCTAAACCGGAGATTCTCGCCGGCAGTCAAAGAAACAGTACCCGCAGAGAGTAGCCTAATAACAGCTGTCCCTGCAGCATCCCCACCCGCCCAAGTCCCACTATCAACCGTAACCTGAGCGACATAGCCGCCTTGGTTCGATGTCACGCCATAGAGATAATGCCCGACCTCTATTTCGGTGCTTCCGCTGGTAAAAACTATGACGCCATATTCCGCGGCATTGGCCATCAGAGTGTCCAGCCCGTCAAACCGCTCAAACCCGTCCACCCTCCGCGGCTTCCCGTGCTGATTCAGCTCATAATTCTTTGAATACAGCAGTCTCCCCGGGTCCACCTTAATCGGTGAAGGCGATTCGAACTCCCCGCCCTCCAGCGGAAAATACTTGGTTCTAATTTGTGGCCAATTCTTCTTTCTCATGCCAACGGCATCCCGAATTCGATCTTAGGTAAAAACTTCCGGCAAAGCTGCCCTTTCAAGCGGGTGTATTTCGAATCAGCAGAATCATACAAACCAGCATCTTCTTGGTTCTCGGCATACATACGAACAGTAAGCCACTTCACGATATTCGCATAATCGTTTTCCAACTGAACAACGTCACCATTGGCCGACAGGATTTGAGTCTCCTTGAAATACTCCCCTTGGAGCTTGTAAACACCATCCGGAGTTGGTCCTAAAAGAAGCGTGCCGTCAGGGCGAATCGTGTAATGAAAGGGCTTGTTGTTCGTCTGGGTGCCGCGCAGGTAAATCGACCGGAAATAATCATACGGCCAATAGATCAACTCGTATTCGCCGGCAACTCCCTCCGATACCAGATAGGCCGTGATCGGCTTGCCCTCCTCGCTCGTTCCCCATCGTTTCAAATCGGTTACTTCTACAAGATAGTCGGCCTTGCCGGATTGGGTGTCGAATGAGAATGTTTTCCACATGAATAACCAGTCTGTTCTCTCATTCTGAATTTCAGTCCAGGCATCAATCACCCACCCGACCAGCTTTTCAAGAATGCCGGTTTGATTTTCGACGGAAGAAGGACCACTTCCGGCGATAGAGCATTCACTTCTTGCCTTTTGGCACATCTGTAAATATGTCGTTGATTTCGCCATGATAATCCTTCAGGATAGGGGGCTTGCGCCCCCTATCTCTGTTATTCGCGCGTGGCAATATAAACGATAGTCTCACCGGAAGCGTTCAGGTCGGAATCTGCCCCGATCGTAAAACCCGGAGCGGCAGAATCACTCCCGTCATACTGGGAAATACCGTTGGACGATACCAGCGCATGGGAGGCGTTACTGGTGGAACCGTCATCAGCGATGGACAGGCTTTTTATGCCTGCAGCAGCGCCCATGCCATTAATCCATTCCATCATCGGAGCCAGACTGCCGGCATCATCAATATTCACACACTTAACGTGATCGGGCTTGAAACCAAGCGATACGTTGATTGCAGAGCCGGTGCCTTCGACTGTGCCTGTTTTAAACTGTCTCATTGTTTTCACCTCGTTTGCCTAAAAAATTACTTGAATCGGATAGTGCGGGGTATAACGGACCTCGCGTGTTTCCGGGTGAACAATCCCCTTCTTGGCACTCGTAAGTGCCTTGTAGACGTACATTGGAATCGTTGCTTCCATATCTCTTTGGATAACCCATTGCCGACCGTTGACAATGACAGGGACGGGTTGTTTGTCGTCCTCTGAGGAGGGAATAATGATCGTGATCGGCTTTAAGTCCTCCTTGTCTCTTTCGGCTTCCTTCTCCGGGTCGTCAGGGAATGCGGGGGCCAACTTAGGGACACTCTGAAACATACTTTTGGTGTCTTGCACTTCCACCTTTTCATGAATGTCGGCAAACCCAAGCGTGGTCGCCAATTTCGTTCTGATCGATGCGGGTTTTTCATCGGCGCTAACCTCAACATCCAAACCGGCAGCCCATTCTCTCAACTGCTTTTCGTTTGCGCGGGTAAGTTTGTTTTGGGTGATTTCGGCCATTTTTCTTCTCCTTGAACGGGGGAGACCTTAGTCTCCCCGGTTCCGGTTAATGTGGTTTACAGATCGGTTACGGCAATTTCTAGCCTGGAAAGCCAGGTTTGATTGAGGATCAAGGCCGTATACCATGCTTTCCATGATACGAACCCCTTTTGACCAGCGGGGTCTGACTTGCTGGGGGTTTCGGGGTTTAGGACCATCGGTTTAATTGCGCCTGCGCCTTTCAAGGGCACACAACCGAAGGCTTCTTTCCCGAGGTAAAGAACAGGGTAAACGTCAGCACTGGCGCCTGTGGTGGACTTCATGCTGCCGGCGGTACCGCCACCGTCTGCCCATGAATCAAAGTGCGGGGCCAGGATGTAGCGGACATCTTCCAGTTTGCCAACTTCATACGGTTCAGACTTCATGCTTCCGTATGATTCTACCGGAGTGAACCCGGAAAGGTTGCGAAGATCGGATTCAATGTCGGTATGGCCAAAGGCAAAGAATGCAGCATCAACCGGGAAGGTTGCATAATTCTGACTCCCGGAAAGCCGCTGCGAAATCTTCTTCGCGCGGTTGGCTTTCAACAGACGAGTAACCGCCCGTTGCTTTGCAACAGTGATAACCGTATTAACGTCGGTCCGGGCGGAACCATTCGCGTAGGAAACGCTCGTTCCGGCCTTAACTGCGTTGTAGGTGACCATTTCGACGGTCTCGCCAGCTTCCTCTCCGGAGAGTTCGGTTGCGTCACTCAGAACAGGATCCTCCGACAGGTTGGTAACTTTGTCGGTGATCTCGGTAACGCCGATATACTGCTGCATGGTCGCCTGCACATCTTCATACTGCATGACGCGCGGGGTAGGTGTTACACCTTCCTGTGCCGGAACGGTGGAAACGGTAAACGGTACGGGCCTCCGGAACTTGGCAACATTTGCCGTGTTCTTCGGAAGCGGTTTGGACTGGCCGTACTTGCACAAAACCTTCATTGGTTCAGCATGAGACAGCATTTCTGTAGCTGCCCATGCGGCAGTGCGCTGGCCTATTGCGCCATAAGTTGTCTGTGTCATTTTCTATATCTCCTCGTCAGTACTCAGGTTTTTGTTTTTTCTTTTTCTCCACAAAGAAATCGAAAGCCTTTTCGAAATCATCCGGAGCCGTTACTGACGGGCCACCTTGCTTGCCGGTCGTCTGGACGTTTCTCGCTAAATTCTTTTTTCTCCTTGCCTTCGTTTTCTCCGCCTCAGTCATGGCCTGGTCGTCGTCATCGGCGGCCGGCTTCTTGGGTGCTACTGCCGTGTAAAGGTCCAACACATATGCGGCGTCAGCGGCAGTGTTGGAATCGCACAGGGCTTGTACGCTTGGATGTTGTCCTTCGATCCACCCCTTAAATTCATCTGACTGAGTTGTTTCCCGCCAATCGGGATATCCAAAGCCCCCCTGATCTTGCGGCAATTCCAATGCGGCAATTTGGTGGGACTCGTAATCTGCTGTTTCCTTCTTCTCGATACGCTCATTTAGCGGAGCGATTTTTTCATCGATGCTTTTCTTGAGGTCTTGAATCTCTTTGGTCCGGGCGGCGTAATCCTCCGCAAATTCGGGGTAATCCTCTTTGAATTCCTTCCAGGATTCTTTGTCCTCCAAGGCGTCTTTTATCTGCTCCTCGGTCGGAGCATCCTTCTTTTGCAACGCCTCATTCAGTTTGGCCTCGGCCTCGTGGGCTTTTCGCTGGTAAGCAGCAACGCGGCCCTGGTCGGACTTGTATTTGTGCTCCAGAAGTTTCTTTTCATTCTCGGCTTCTTCCAGTTTAGCCTTGTAATCATCAACGGTGAGATCCTCATCCTTCGGTGGATCATCATCCTTGGGCTCATCATCTTCTGGCAGAAGACCATCAAGGTCTTCATCCAGGTCTTCCGGAACCTCCTCTTCATCCTTGGGCGGTTCTCCCCCGGAAAACTCAGCAAAAGCCTTGTTGAATTCATCGTTATTTTCTTCTGGAATTTCCGTTTCTTTAATAGCTGCCTTCATGATGCTCCCCCTCTACGGCGGCCCCTTCGGGCGCCCGTTTATGTTCAGGCAAATTCAACAACTGCTGAAGTTTCAGAATTGCTCCACGATTTTGCTCGTTGTCTTTCGCAATCAGCGCCTTCGTCAGCTGGTCGAGTTCGCCAGTGGCCCACTCTTCGATTGTTCGCCAGATTTTTGAGTGTTTATCGATTTCCATAGTTCCAAATAAAAAAGCCTCGCCAGAGTCGTAGTGACTCCAACGAGGCTTTTTCTGTTAAGCGTTGTTGGCTTTACCGATAGCGTTCTAAACGGAGACTATCGGCGGTTATTTTTATCCTACAGCTGCAATTATGTTCTTTGGCTTCTCCCCTGGTACATACTTCCAAGTAATATAACCGCATTGTTTATATGGGTCTGCCCCCCCTGGTCGTGGTGGGTTTATGATACAGTATGATATTTTTTTTCTATACCTCGGCGGAATTTCTTCCGCTATTTGTTCGTCCAACAATTCTTTTGCTTCGTCAAAAATCGGGTCCGCAAACCCCGTAAGTCTGTCCGTACAACAAATATGGCCCTCGTAGGGGCTGTTTGGATCAAAATTGGGATAGTCACTCCACTGACCCAACTTCTCTGCCGCAAGCAGGGGGTTAACCACCAGTGAACCAGCGGCAACACCTGTAATCTTTAAAAAAGTCCGGCGTTTCATGCGGCGTACCTCCTGTATAAAACCCCTCTCTTTTTTGGTTTCCATCCTGAATCAAAGCGTTTAAAAATCAATGCGCGGGTCGTGGGTTTGAATTCGGCTACATTGGCTTGATCCACCACACTAAAATAACTGTGCGATTTCCCTTCAATAATTGTAAACCCCTCGTTCTGAACCTTTTCCCTCAAGAGCACCGCCATGCCTCTTGGAGAAAGGTATACTGCCCCCGAATGGGTTGGCACCACAATCTTGACGGTCATATCTTCTCCCCCCTCTCCCACTTCTCCAAAAGAGAAACGAAGAACTTGGCTGTACGCTTCAAGATAGTGATCATTGTTTTGGTTTCCTCGGTCATCAATTCACCATCACAATCCCACTTGCGTCACCCTTCACAGGTTTCCGAAACACCCAAGTATTGATCCCGGCCACGTTAATCAACTCCACTTCCAGAATCAGCTTGTTGTCAAAAACATAATGTTCCAGTTTATTCCCGGTCGGCCCCTTCTTAATGAATTGCTGCAACCGATTTTCGATATCTGGAATATCCTGCTCTCCCAGTTCTTTTTTCAGCTCCTCCTCGATAGCATCATACTTCTGTTGAATTTGATGCGCCTCGAAGCGGATGGGTTGCCCGTTTTGGTCAAGTATCATTCATTTACCTCCGGCACTCTAAAAGGATTCGGTCTCCTAAAAGTGATGGTCTTAACCTTCCGATATTTCTCCTGGCTTGCTGGCAACCAAATTCGGTTCAGAGTCATATTTTCAAGTGGACCTGGAGAAAAAGCCTTCGAAAGCGTTTTCTTCGTCCACGCTTTTTGTGCAGCGGATAAAAACCCATATGCCGTACCCCTTCTAATGGGCTTTCCATGCTGGTCTAAAATCATATCCCATCCCTTCCGGATGTGGCCTTGAAGGTGAGTTCGTTCTGAGTATTCATAGCCTTTATCCCTTCAACCTGGCGGATTGTTTCTATCTTGGCCATTTCAATTCCAAGTTTCTTTTCATCGATCTCAAGTTTTTTATAAACAGCCGCCATAGTTATGTTTTCCTGGATTGCTATCCTTTGGAGTTCGATCTTATGTTTTAATGCAAGCTCGGCCTGATCCTTTTGAAATGTGTGCATCAACTTAGCTTCTTCCAGCTCCATCTTTTTCATTTCCAGCTGATATTTCAATTCAGCTTCACTCGGCCCATCCTCGGCCCACTGTTCCTTCGGCAGCATCAACCCGTTGTGGTCAATCCTTCTGGCTTTGCACACTCGTTTATAGAGTTCTTCGTCGTCAGTCATCTTGCCAAATTTCGGATGGGTGGACATGCCTATCATTTCCTGAATGCCCTGCTCCGCAACCTCCAACTCTGTGAGATAGCTTAACCCCCGGGCCTGAATCTCATAATCACCCTTAATTTCCTCTTTATCGGAGTTCTGCATGTTCCAATCGTAGAACCGTTTGACCAAAGTTGCTGTTATGTCATCGTCATAATTCCGCACTGCACTCCGGATAACGATGTCAGATTGCTTCAACAATAGTTGAAGTCCGCCCTTGGTCTTTGTTACCTCCGCACCCTGATCTCCTTGGGAAATAACGGGCAGGTTGGTTTCCTCATCGGCCAACCGCCTGGCGATCATAAAAAGGTTGAGCAGTTCCTCTTGATGGCTGTCTATGGAGTAGAGCCCGAAAACATCACCTACTTTTGCATTCTGATCTGTTAGGTACCAAACCTTCCGACCGGTGATTTCCCACTTGTTATCCGCAGGAACAACTTTATCCTTGTGCATGACAATCTGAGGACCAACAGAAAGCCCCGAATTATCCAAAACCATCCGAAAAGCTGAGTTGATGACCTTCTGTGGGTTTTTCATCTTGTAAGATACGCCAAACCCGAAAATACAGGTTTCATCCTTCGCCCAGCAGTAGACTGAATAGATTGTCTCATTCGTCTCAAGTGGGTTCATCGAAACCTTGATCACCCTGCCATTGCAAAAGGTCACGATTGCCCTGTGTTCCTCCAGAATATCATCAGGGAATTCATCCTCTTCCATGCCGGCCGCAATCAAATCATCTCGCTCTACCGGTCCGTGGTATTCCCAAACTTCATAAAAGCCCGTCAGGTCTACATGACCAGCCCCGGTTATTTCACGAATCTGGTTGGTTTTATCATGCGTTGACGCATCGCCAGGTCCCGCCTCAAGCAAAGCCCTTATTTGATCTTTGAGGTATCCAGGTTGTTTTGCCAATTTCCGCAACTGGCTCTTGTTGAGCAGCATCCTCTCAAATTCGCTCTCGGAGTCCTCAATTTTGGCTGCGTTCAGGTCTGGAAAGAAGTCCCACGGAGAAACCCTTTTCGTCCCGGGGCGGAACTCGTTGGCCTGTTCAAGTCTGTAGAGACTCCCATCTGATCTCCACGCCTGTCTTGTGCGACCAACAACAATCGGACCCTTGATAACACCAGTGCCAAGGACCACCGCATCGTGAATCATGTCCCGGCTTTCAGCGGCATATTTCGCCTCGACCAGCTGATCATCGATCTCTTTTTCCATGGCCTTGGCGCGTTCGTTGGCTTCTTCCTGAATTGATTCTGCTATATCTTTCGCGCTTACTTCTTCATCACCAACGGGAATTGCAATATCTGACTTGGCGGCTTTCGCCAGTTCTGCAACAGGAGTAACCGTGAGCCCAAAGTTTTTACCATCGGTCGGGTGCTGCAAGTCAATCATCCGCGCTTCCGCAGCTGTCGTCTTGTTTCCTGTGATATTGACAACAACCTTCGACTTTTTAGCCTTCGACAGAGCGTCTTCTTCCGCGACAGTCAATTGCCCATGGTTCCGCCGCATATCCTCCAGCCAACGTTCTTCAATTGGTGACCGCTGAACAACCCGTTCATCAATTTCCTTTTGAAGACCGTGGCCTAAAACCTGAAGGCGTTCTGACTCCTCCTCCATGGCTTCCTTCTCGGCGTCTCTCTCTGCCGCGTCAATATCCTGTTGTTGCATCGCCAACGACATTGTGACTCACCACTTGCGTATTCTGAATCGGTTTAACCCTCGCAACGTCTAACCCCGACATGATCAGGTATCGCATTGCGTCCATTAAGTGATCGAACTTTTTTACAATCTTACCCTTTTCGTCTCTCCGATAAAGCCGATATTCGTTGAACCAGTTTCCCAGAGAAGAGAACACTTTCAGCCGTCCAGTCGAAAGCCGCTGCCATACTCTATCAATCCCGGAATCAACCGCATTTTTGGCAGTGCTGAGTTTAAGCCCCAAATCGGAATAGTCTTGAATCAACTGCTCTCCGTCTATCTGGCTCCTACCTCTGGCCGCAGGGTCAATTACACCCGGCAACCACTCCCCTCTTGCTCTTACGGCTGTCGCGTGTATGGATGGTTCAGCCTGCCCCCGGTAGTGTTCCGAATACAGATAAACAATATCAGACGTTCTATCCCATGCGCCCCAAACAACAGCTGTTCTCTCCCATCCGACATCCATGCCATAAACCTTTGGCCAATAATCCGGCATCTGAAACGGCCTGATCGAAATATCCGTCTCTGGTACTGGATAAATTGCGCCAGAACCAAGAGACGGAATCCCTTTGCTTCGAGCATCCCGGAGGTACGGAAGAGTACTCGCAAGCAATTTGCGTTTGGTGGCCTCGTCAAGATGTGGAACGTGATCCCACCCCGCATTGACCAGATATTTAGATTCGGATATTTCCGGCATTAATCACCTACAAGCTTTGTTCCACATCCGCAGTTACAGCGGCGGCTGTAATTGTATCAGGGGCGGCGGCAGCGGCGACTTCGAGCGCGCCGTCAGCTTCGGTATACGCTACGGTTGTGTTCGCAGCATCCAAGTCGGTCGTGCCAAACGTAAAAGCTCCATCTGATTTGGATGCCGTCACCCACCCCATGCGAGCATGGTCTGCAGCTACCACTGGCAATCCTGCAACAGCAAGCGCAGCGGATGCGTATCCGGTGGCGTTATCGGCTGCCTCAACAGCGTCAATGGTTCCGTTGACGCCGATATCAAACGCAACCGCGCCGTATGTGCTCTGCGGAATAACGTCATTCCCTGGTGCGGTCCCTGCAGCTACAGCGGCTTTTTGGTACGCCTGCCCATTAATCAAGTAATCGAATGCGACACTTGAAACCGCCGTTGCCGTTGAACCAATCGCCAGCCCCGGGGATGTGATGATGTAATCGCCCTCAAGAATTTCAATCGCGGACTTGACCGTGCCGTGGTCGGTCCTCAATTCGTTTACCAGTGTAATCACATTATCGATCGTGTCTTGCATGCCGTTGAGAATCCTCTCCAACGCTGCCGGGTTCGTCATGTCTTGCTGGTTAATTTTAATTGGCATGGTGATCTCCTTATGCTGCTTGTTTGAGTTTTTCTATCGTATTGCCTGGCAGGAATGACAACGCTACTTCCGTCAACCCCGCCAGTGGTGTAAATGTTAAAAGAACCATTCCATTGGTCGTCATGGTCCGAACGAGACATTCCCCATAAACCGATTCGTCCGGTTCTTCATCCAGCCAAACCAAATCCTGTTCCGTGCCTTCGAAGGCCCCGCGCCCCTGCTGGTATGCTTTGAGCCCCAGAAGAGACCATTTTCCGGAAGTGTGTCTGATTTTCGCGGTATCGATCAAGTCTTGCACGCCCGACTTCCAGGTCAGGCCACCAATCGTATCCCCGGGAATGAGGCCGGTACCATCAACTGTTTTCTTCCCGCCGGCAGTCGTAACTTCACCAAACAGTTTCTTCTGAATAATATCCCTGGTCGTCTCGTTTGTCTTGCCGGCAGCCCAGGCGTTAATGTTCCGGTCCCACTTCCGACCCGGCCACCAATCGGGATAAAGCCCGGTTAAATGAAGGGATGTTTCATATCCGCCGGATCCCCAAGTTTTTCCGATACG